GATAGACACACCATATTGAGAACCGTTCCCATTTACACATTTTCTTCACACGACACGCCGTGCAAGTTTGACATGGCGCGTGTCGTGTGGTAGCGAGAACCGAACGCATTGGCGTGTCGCGGAATGATGTGTGGTATATATTGGAGATGTTAGAAAAAACGACACTGAAAGCGAGGAAAACAAAATGAACAATTTTAACTCGTATGTTATCGAACTTGAAACGGATAATTGCTACAAGGTGTGTATCGAAAATGTGTACACGGGTACTGTTACCGATAACGGTCTTATTGATGATGCTGTTACTACAGTCGAGTCGGCACTTTCCACGGTTGTGGAGATTATGCTGAGTAACGATTATGATTATGTTGAGGTCGCTCGGGGCTTGTCTCGTAAGGGGCGTCCGTGGCGTAAATATGTTGTCTCGATTGATAACGGTGATTGAAAGTAAATGGATAAAGTTTAACCCGGTAGGTGCATCGCCTACCGGGTTATATTAGTTATGATTGAATACGTTTAATTCCCATTGAAAATTTATTATTTTATTATCTTCGCCTATACCCGCGCCTAATATGTCTATTATACTGAAATGTGAGCCGTCAAATTTTATTTTTAGATAATCGTTTTGATCGGTGAAACCTGTTAGTGTGCAGTATGCGCCAAACGTGTTTGTGGTGTTGAGTGTTGCGAATGCATCTTGGTTCCACTTAGTTTTGTTACCTCTAAAATCGAATTTTACATTAAGCCCGTTGATATATACATGTAACCCTCCGTCTGGTACGCCTGATAATGTGACATCTATAAATTCCTCTTGTCTTGGTTCTGATGTTGCGCCGGTTTGTATTGCGTGTGCAATATATTGTGCATATATTTCACTGCCCTCGGTGTTGGGGTGTATGTCGGTCATACCTGATTTATAGAATAAACCCCATGTGATCGCGTCGCGTACTAGTTGTGTGTTTACGCTGTTTCTTGCGCCGGCGCACATTGTACCGTATTTTATTGCTTCGTTGTATGTTGGCCATGTATTATCCCACATCATTGGGATGAATATTATTTTACTGTGGGGGAATAGTGTATGTGCTTTATTTAATGTGGTTGCAACGTTATTTTCAGTTAGTGTGCTATAGTTGTCGTTTCGTCCGCCTCCTATAACCACGTATTTTACATTTTCTTTATTGGTTATTTGCGTGCTTGCGGTGTCCAATTGTTGTGAAAATGTAGTGCCCGTGATGAATCCGCTACCTCCTACCGCGAAATTTCGGCACGTTAAACCTAGTTTATTACTTGCTTTCACAATCATGCTATCGGTGGTAGGGTTGGTCGTGCGAAAACCCTCAAAATAACTATCACCGATTGCTACTAACTCAGTTGGAGATGATTTTATTTGTACATATCGTTTATCTGATTCTGTTTTTGTGTAAACGTTTTTTAGTGCTTCATTGTTTTTAATTGCGGTTGCGGCGGCATTATCCCATTTTGTCTTATTATTGCCCGCGTTGACTACGCTATCTGCGCCGAGTGCGCTTAGATTAGCGTTTATTGTGGTTATGTTGTTTTTGTTTGTCTCGGCTAGTGTGGCGGCTTTATCCCACTTGGTTTTAGCGGCCTCGGCTGTAGAAGTGTTTGTTATGCCGAGACCGCCGAGCCAACCTTTTATTTCGGTTGACGCCTGTAGCGCGCTGTCCGCGTTGCCGTTGATCGTCAGCAACGTGTCGTCTATGGTGTTCATCGCCGAGTTGTATTGATCGGTCAACGCGGCTGGATCGCCGCTTTCGTATAGATCGAAATTGAAATTGGTGGTTGTGTTTGCCATGTTTAGGCCTCCTTACGGGTGCCGGTTGTGTGATGTATGTGTATCTGTATTTCGAGTTGGTGCAGTTTTTTGTCTATGAGTTGCATACTGCGGTTGTACGCATCGCGTAGATCTGCCACCGAACCGGTATCGTACAGTGGCAGATTGTTGAACGGCGTGTTTGTCATCAGCTTTCACCTCCTGGTATGATGAAGCCTTCAGCGGTCTTCTTAGCGTTGCTACCACTGAGACCGAGCGCGGTGCAGAACGTTTGCAACCCTTCGGGCAACGCGATTTCGCTCGGTATCGTATCCGCGATGGTTTTCAACTGCGTATCGATGATGTCCATCGAGGCGTTGTATTGATCCAGCAGGTTCGCGGCGCTTCTCGCCTCGTATTTTTCAAGATTGTAGTTCGTTGTCGTGGACATGATGACTCTCCTTTACTGTATGGGCGGATAGGGGTTACCGGTTTGCGGGTCGGTGACGCGCGGTGTCGGGTCATCAAATATGGTGAGGTTGCCGACCGCGGCGGTTTCATCAGTGCGATGTTTCGCCATATCGTCCACCGTCTTGGTGGCAACCTGATTGACGCGCGCACCGAACACTGCGAGTTCGCGGTACATGTTTCGCATGGCTTTTTTGCTATCCACGTACATGCCTTGCGTGGGATCATAGATTATCATCTTGTCGCCGACGTTTTCGAGATTATCCATCAGCGTGGCTAATGATTGTTCCATTGCGTTGACACGGTTTTCAATATCCTGTTTGAAATCATCCATATCCGCGTTTATCGCGTTTATGGCATCGGTGAGCGTATCGAAATATGCGGTGATATGGTCATAATTGCAGGCGAGGTGTTTTATTATTTCCTCGGTACTCTTCGCGTTCCAGTAGAAAGCGGGTATGACCGGTGTATATGGCCATACCGAGTATAACGGCAGTGGAAACACGGTGTCCCTCCTAATAGTTATTGATGTTCACAGTCCATAATGGGCTGAAACATTCTTCCAGATGTTCCAATAGTAGCACGTCTATATCCACGTAATCACCGCGTCGTATTGCGCTGATTTTATCCATGAAATCACCGTTGGTGACGGTTTCATATTGCATGTCCGTGGCGTTCGATGCGTAGTTCTGATTTTCCGTGAGTTGCGTGGCGGGGAAATCGGAGAACACCGTGCGCGTCTTGTGCCATGTGTCGGCGTCCGTGAGGAATATGCCGGGATTGCCGTCCGCGAGTTCGTACAAGGGTTTCAGTATGGGCATGAATTCGCTGATTAGTCGCATGAAGTGTCGTCTCCATCTGCCGGGAGGCATGACGCCTAATTCACGATCGTAATATCGGTTTTCGATTTTCTTACAGCATCGTGTGTATTGCGTCTCATTGTAAGCGTCGTCGCGCCATGACCATTCCGGTTGTGTCCAGTCGATTCCGCCCTCGGTGAGTAGTTCGCCTAGGGTTATCGTGGTGATGGCGTGGAAATCATCGGATATTTCGCACGGCTCGTAGGGTGGTATCGTGTCATACGGCATCGTTGGGCACCTCCTCTTGTTCCTTGAGGTTGGTTATGAAATCGTAGTTTTGGCTGATGTTGTCCTGATTCCACACCACCTCGATCGGCGCGGATAGATATTTCTCGAACCGTGTGTTGAGGATGTCGCAGGCGGCGCGGCGTTCCTCCAATTCGCTGAGGGCGCGGAGGTCGGTGGGTTCTCCGTAATCGTTGATTTCGTCGGCGGTCTGCCGTTCCATCTTCATCGGCAGGTTCTTGATACCCAGCGCTTGATAGAAACTGTTCCATGTGTTTTGGATGTCGTTCTGCAATTCCATGCCGATGTATTCCACGCCGGTGTTGAGTACTTGGGCTTTCATGGACTCGGTGAAGCCGGGTGTGGCCATGATCGCCATTTCACCGCCTGAAATCTGTTTGATGATGTTCACGCCTGCGGTCTGTTGTCCTGCGGGTGTTTCCAGAATGAACGGGGTTTTTTGGTGGAACCGGTTTTGCCGTCGCGTCATGTATAGGTCTTCTATTTCGTGCGCGAAAAATTCAAGCGTGGGCACAAGCGGGGTGCGTGCCTTGTTGGCGTATATGAATACGCCGTTGGAATTATCCACGGGGAAATTCCACCCGTTGATGCCGTAGGATGTCCATTTCTTAGGACGGTAATACACGTTGAAATTGGAGTTCACCACCGCTTGCGTACTGAAGAACACACCGGGCTTGCTATGTGGGTAGGCGATTGTGGCATACCCGTAATACAATAGATTGTATTCCAAAAACCAAGCGTTGCACGTCTTGGGCAGATTAAGCCACTTGAATCGCGATAGCGCGATGTTCAGCATCTGCGAATACGCCATGAAATACGCTTGTGAATTGATCTGTTGCGACTGTTGCCATACCGGTAGGCCTTTTTCGCCTAGCATGGCGCGTGTCGGCGGTTGCTTGTGCGTTCGTTTACGTCCCATGGTATTCACCTCTTTCATTGATTGGTGTTGTCGGTCAGGTAGTCGCCGCCGATTTCATCGGGGTTCATCCAGATTGTAACACCTGCGGTCAGCATGGTACGAATGGCGTCAAGCGCCTCGTTGGTCGCCTTGTCGCAGGTCAGCCATACGTCCGAAGCCTGCCAATAGGTGAAGTGCTTGCATGGTGTGAGGTTCGGCGCGCTGTAGAGTTTGTTGGACGCGATACCGAACCTGAGCATATACATGCCCGCCTGTAACAACGCGCCCTTTGCCTGCGTGCGTACCTTTATCACCATATCGCGTTGCGCCATTTCATCCGCCCACGGATCGCCCGAGTACGTGCCGACCGGTGCGGCGGGCTGATTATACATGTCGGCAAACGTGTTGGTTGCGTTGTCGCGCGTCGTGGTCATCGAGCGTTTCGCGTTCACTATGGTCTGATCGCGGGACGCGGCGGCGTTCGCGTTGCCGGTTGCGGCACTATCGGCGGCGTTCGCGTTGCTTGCGTTGACGCTGTTGGCGGTGGTGGTCGTGGCGGCGCTGTTGGCGATGTTCGCAAGGTTGGTGTCGCGCGTGTTCGCGCGTTCAAGCGTGCTGTTCATCTGTGTTTTCGCGTGCGTGTTGGCCTCGGTGTTCGCCGTCTCGGCGAACCCCTCCTTTGTCCACGCCACCGCGTTCGCCGTGCGGTTCAGGTCGGCGTTGTTGGTGATCGCCACGTTGGTGCATACGCTCGTACCGATCGCACCGCCGATGCTCATTGCGGTACCTGCGAGGGACGCGCCGCCGGTGACGGGCGCGGCGGCGATCGACAATATCGCGCCCGCAGAGGTCACGACATTGTTCACCACGTTCGAGATCGCCTGTGTCTCGCTACCCTCGAGATACGACTTATTCATCAAGGTTACGTCCTGCCCGGTGTCCTGATACAGTTTGGTCAGGTTGGTTTGCAGGTCGGCGTCCATTCGCGTGGTCGCGTACGTGTTGAACACGGTGTTGGCGGCCTGATTCTCGTTGTTTGATGATGTACGCGCGTTGTTGTTCACCGCGGTGTTGTTGGTCGCGGCGGTGTTCGAGCGTTGCGTGTTGCCGAGCGCGGTGGCGTTCGACCGTTGCGCGTTCCCTTGGGCGATGTTGGCGGATTGCGCCGCGTTCTCGTACGCGGTTATCGCGTTTTCGCGGCCTTGGACTATGACGCGATTGTAGTTCGTGCCACGGTAGGCGTCTATGTTGCGCCGCTGTAGCGCGTACGTGGGGATGTCATACGATATGAGCGTGCGTAGCGCGTCGGCGTTCGGTATGTTGCCGGTTACGGTCTGATTGCTGAGGTTCAGCACGTCCATTCCGTTGACGCCGTTGGCACCCACGCCGTCGAGGTATGCGACCTGCCGTATGAGCGGGTAGGCGGTGGACACAAGCGACCTAACCGAGAGCGTCCCACAATCCTCGATGTTCACCGTGGTGGTTTTGCCCCACGTGTCCGTGATTTCCAGCACGGAATACGGTGATACGTAGAGTTTGGTCACGTCGCGCACCATGTCGGGCATGTCGAAATCATCCGGTGAAAGATTGATGTTGGCTATGGTGCGTTCGGTATCCACAATGGTCTGCCACGCCACGCCGTTTACCGCTATCGGCTGTGACGCGCCGCGCGTGAACATTGAATCGGATAGCACGAAACACGCTATGATGCCGTTGGCGATGTGCGGATAATAGGCGAACAACTCATTGATATAGTCGCCGGTGACATCGGAGGCGCGTAGCGCAAACGTCGTATGATTGTTCGGGACACGTCCGCGCTGACTCTCGTATGATGTGCCCAGGGTGCGGCACGCGCCCACGTCCACGCCGCCTGCGCCCCATGTCCACGCGGTCACGGTGCCGGCCTCGCCGGAATACGCCGGATCGGTGCCGATGATGTCGGTGCCGCGCGTCGCGGCCATCACCGTCAATTGCGCCGCGTCGAACGTGCACGCGAAACAGATGTATTTCACGCCGTCGGTCAGGTTGACGGGTTTCGCGTCGGTGATACGGTTCGGTGCCGTCCCGTAGTTGACATGGGGCGCAAGCATGTCCGCGCTGTTTTCGCGCGGGTTCTCCAAAAGTTTCGCGGGTGTGGTCTCGGTGAGCGGCGCATGTCCGCGCGTCAACAGCAAACCGTTTATCGTGGTGGTGTTGATATAATCCGTCCAAACGTCACGCTCAAGAACAATCGTGGTGGTGTTAGGCGCCTCGGCGGTGATGCCGGAAACGAAATAATGGTAGCGCGTCTGCGCATCGGTTTTTTGATACGGCGATTGCAGGATGTCCGCGCTGAAATCGACAACGATGTAATTGTAGCGTTGCGCGGTCATATACGGCACGGGTATTTTCACACCGTCAACGTCCGCACGCGCTATGTACATGTTGGTGGTGAGCGTCACGGTTTCGCCATCCAGCGCGTCGAACCACGCATCGCGCGCCGCGTCGTCCTTGAATTTCACAACGTCGCGCATGTCGTCGCGCCATTTCACGCGGCAAAGCTTGATCTTGGTTTTCGGTGTCCACATGTGATAGTCGAACGTGTTCACGTACTGCTCGTACACATGCGCGTCGTCGCCGGGAAACGCGGTTGCGCCGTCCAAGTGTGGGAATTTCATAAAGCCTCTTTCATACAAAAATCGGGACACCGGAGAATTCCGGTATCCCGATTCTAACACGCCGATATCACTCGGTCTCGGCAACGGTGAACGTGCACGTCGCGCTACGTTCCGTAGTCTCCCCGTTCGGATTGACATAGGTGGCGGTACCAACCACGGTGATGATGTCACCCGCGGTCAAACCGTCGCGCTGGATGTGCAGGCGCGCCTGATCGTCAACGAACGTGTTCACGTTCAGGTCGAACGATTCACTACCCGGCGCGGCGTGCTTGGCGCTGACCTCGTAGGTGGCCGAGTTCGGCGCGACCTGTATGGCGGTGCCGGTCGGCGCAACCTCTGCGGTCAGCTTGGGCGTGAGCTGAAGCACGTCGCCCGCCTTGACGTTCTGCGCCGTCGGGGTCAGCGTGAAGCCGTTCACCGTCTGAGTAACCACCGTGATATCCGTAGCCGCGTCCGTGGTGAACAAGGCGCACGGCGTGAACGGCGAGACACCGTAGATACCCCAATGGTTGAGGTACAGCGTGTTGGTGAGCGTCTGCGGGTTATAGAATTGGGAGGTGCCATACATGGTGTCGCGTACCTGATACCAATCGGTGGACACAAGCAACGCCACCGCGCCCTCGATACCAAGGTTCGGCACCTGAATGATACGGTAGGGCACCTCCGCCTTATCCAACTGGAACACGGCGGACAAAGCGTCCACATCCAGCGAGGCAAGATATTCCGGCTCGATCAACAGCACCATCTGCTGGGGGTTGGCGTACGCCGGGATGTCAGTCACGTTCAACGCATTGTACTGCGTACTCGGGAACTGCATCCGCCCCGCCGTGCTACGCAACGCCTTAAGCAACGTCTTGGCGGTCGTTTCGTCGGATGGAACCGCGTCCAGATGCACCTTGTAAAAACCAAGGTTCTGTTCGTAGTGACGAATGAGCGCAAGCATGATGTTCATTTCATCGTAGTTGTCGCTGTTTCGCGGCGTTTCCATGATCTGCGCTATGAAACGGTTCAGCCCGAAGTCGTCCACGAATGCTTGCCGCAACTCGTCGTCAGTCCACGAAATCGGGTACTGATCGCGTCGGTTCATCTCGTAGAACCACACCGCCGCCTCGGGGCGGTGCATCCTAAGAAGTTCCTCGGCGTCATCCTTGTACCCGTGCGCCTTGATCCACTTAACGGCGATCTCCTGCACAGTCGAACCCCAATACAGATTCTCCTTCTTGAAAACCGCAAGGGGATTTTCAAACGGCGCGTTCTGAGCCATGACCGTCAGACCGATACGGTTCACCATGTTCCAAACACAGTCATTCAGGTACTGCCGGTTCATCGGGTCGAACAGATAGCGCATGGTGTTAGCCACGCCGGTCTGCGTTGCGGACGGTATCCGCTGTTGGTAATCGTCGGTGCCCTTGGCACGCACCTTATCCAGTATGGTCGCGTTATCCACTGCCATAATATCCTCCTATAGTATTAGAACGTGTAATCGAGGTTTTCCAAGTCATCCGCCGCGGCCTCGGCTATGGCCTCCGCCGCGTCGTCATCCGTTTCCTTGACGGTCGCCCCGTTTTCGACCATCTGCGCCACGGAATCGGTGAAGTTGTCATAGATGCCGTCTATGCGTTCGTTCATCGCGTCGATCTTGTCCAGTACGCGCGTGAGCATGTCGCGGAGGTCGTCGAACTCGCCTACGCGATGTGCTTCATCGGGGGTGAGGTCGTCGTGCTCGGCGGTTTCCTTTTCCTCGGTGGTTTCATCATCCATAATCGGTGTCCTTCCATATATGAAAAAGCCGTACCGGTACAGTGTACGCCGGTACGGCTCAATGGTAGCATACGTGCGACACGGTTCATAACGGTGGTCGGCGCGCTTTCCCGTCGCGGCCATATCATCGGCGGAGTCAACCGTGGGTATCGATGATGATGTTTTGGCGACACCGCTGTGACGCCTCGCCTTGTATGCCGCATGTTATTTTACGCCGAAATTCTTCAGCATTTCAGACACGGCGTGTTGCGTTTCCACCGTATCATAACGTAAATATCCCATTGCATAGTACGATGTCAGGTTTTTAATCAGGTCTTTGGCTATATTCGCGGTGAGATAATTCAACTTATTATCATCCCTTGTAATGGCGAAATACGGCACGCGGGTGCCGCCGTCATATTTCGATGATATGAAGACGTATCCGCATCGTAAATCGATGTTCACGCCATACTCGTTGCACATCCATCGGAACACGTAATTGAGTTTTGAATGTTCGTGTGGTTTTTCAATGAAATCGGTGTCGTGGTGCTTGAATTTGTTTTTGGCGGTCATGTCGTTATCGTTTTTCAACATGCGCCCGGCCACGGTGTTCTTGGTTTTCTGTTCGGCGTATTCATCATCCCGGACATAGTCGAACAGACACGTTTTCCCCCCGAGCCATTGCAATCCAAAATCAGGTTCCAACGGCACGTCATAGTGCTGAAAATAGGGGTTGAAAGCATCGCATGCGTTTCCCAATAGGAATATTCGCGGTTTGCGTAGTTTGGTGTCGTCGGCGCGTTCGCGTGTCACGGTATCGACAAGTTTCGCAAGCTGTTCGTATTCGTTTTTCAGGTAATGGTGATACCGGTCATCGGTATCTATTATGATCTCATCCATACAGATGTTACGCACGTTAACGTAGGTGCTTTTCTTTTTCTGCTGTTGCAATGAAAGTGGTATGAAATACCCGCACGTTTTCCATTCCTTGTCGTCCGTGTGACGTATTTCGGCAACTTTATTACGTACGCGAAATTCATAATCGGGGAATATATTATCCTCGATAATACGGTCGAAATAGTTCGCGGACACGTCGTTGTTTTCCTCACGATACCGTGTGACCTCCACAAAACAGATGCCGTTTTTCAGATAGTCCTCGATCATATACCGGCGCACGCCATAGGTCTTACCAAGCCCGCGCGCGCCGATAATCAAATTCACGTCGGCGTTGCGCGGCAGTATCTGACTTCTCAGCCGATCATAATAATACTTCACCATCGATACTCACAATCTTGGGTTTTCCATCCTGTATAACCAATTCGCGCGGAGTCGTCTCCACATTCCGATTATAGACGTTCCGCAGATACGCGATGTTCTCCCCGTTGGCTTGCTTGTCCGATTCACCAAGCCACCTGCCGGACGGGTACAGCGCGATCGCCTCGGGCACGTCAACACGCGCCGTTTCACCACGATAATCCGTCACAACCCCCACATACCGATCCCACACATGCGGGCGGTTGCGCTGAAGGGTGTGGCAGATTTCGTAGTCCACAAGCACGTCGTACCCAAGCGCCATACGGACGACATCGGCGAAATCATGCCCCGCCTGCATCAAGTCGCGTATGAAGTCCTCGGAGGTATACGCGCCCTCGGGACGCGGCAACCCCGCGCATGTGATATGCGCGCGCCCCGCCATATCAAGGCTTACACGCGCCTTGTTCCACAATTCCATGTGCCAGGCATACCGTGTGGTACCGCCACAGTCCTCCACTTCAAACTTGCCGATGTGATCAAGCGTACTTGCCATGTCCGGCGCGGTGACGCGCACGCGGCGCATGGTGTGGTTGATCGCGGTTTCGACCGCATCATGCAACGGTGTGAGGCAATCCAGTAAATCGGCGTCTGTCACGTCCGCGTCGCATCGTATCTTAAGGCTATCGGTGTCGCCACCCGTCACCGTGACGCTATCGCCAAACCGCGCATACACAAGCATCATGGCGATCAATAGGTGCATACGACTACCCGCGACTATCCTCATACCGTAGGTATACAGCACCCGCGGCGTCTTGGGGCGTTTCGCCGCGAAATTATCCGGCGTGCATACCGTCGCCCGATCCACCTCCAATTCACCGTGTTCCGTCACGCGGTAATCCGCCTTCATAACGTCCTGCGCTTGCGTTCCATAGATGCCGTTGAATTGACCTTTTACGGTCGAACCGTAGTATGATTGCAGGAATTTCATGCTTAGTTCGCCGGTTTTCGCGCCATGTGCGACGCCCTCGGGTATGGAATCGGGAATATCACCCGTATACGGTACACCCTCGGTGTAGTGTTTAATCAGGTTTTTCACGTCGGTTTTACGCGCGAACAGCATATTGGATTGCAAGGTGACGTAATCGGGCGGGATTATGGTTTTCGTTGTACTCTCACCATATAACACTTGCATTTCATCATATTCGTATACTTGCGCCACGTTCCATAATTCAATTTCGTTGACGTGCAATATACATTCATCCGCGCTATAAAGTTTGCCGAACGCATACACGGGGTTAACGGCGCTATCAACGTACCCGCGCGCCCTGATGCTGTTTTCCTGTGTTTTGGCGCGCTCGTTATTGCTGTAATCGGTATCCGCCTGCAATGTCCTCACGAATTTCGATCGCGGGCAGATGGCTACGCCCCAAGCGTCGAAACACGTGCCCTTGCGTAATCTTAGATTAATGAATTTCACCGCCGCATGAACACCCGTTTTGAACGGATCATCATAATTAGCCAATACATCATCAATGGATGCACCGACTATATTCTCGCAGGCGATCTGTAGAATCTCCACCGGCGTGGGCGCGAATTTCACCGGCAACCGCCGCCCATTGATGAAAGCGTGGTGCATGGATGTCACATCCAAGGACGCCACGTTATCCACGACAACGCTTGCGGTTTTCGCCGCCGTGAACGTCAGACCGCCGCGAAAACACGCCTTACGTAAAGCGTAGCTATCGTAGGTTTTCGGAAATTCCTGATTGCAGGTCAGCTCGAACGCGCGTTGCAACGTAAGTTTCTTACCGCCGCGCAACGTGATACGCCGCCCGCCGATCTCACGCCGCGCCATCTGCCGCACAAGCGAGGTCTTGGTAAGCCCCCTGCCCCCCAACATGCCCGGCGTGAACCAATGGTTAGCACGCAACAGCCATTGCAGATACTGCGGGATCACTTGCACGTCACGCCGCGCGTAAAATTTTTCTTCATCGGTCAACGGTGTATCGGGGGTACGGACAAGAGAATAATCCCAGTCGCCCACGGCCTTGGGGAGACCGCACGTTTCGCCCATAGCGCGTAGGCCACCCATTTCGAGGTAGAACGTATCCCAGAACCGGCACACCACGTCGCCGCCCACGCATAAGTCAAGCGTGTACACGCTCGTTGCGGTCTGTGCATTGACCTCAATGGCGTACGATTGCGCCAATTCCATCAATAGCGTTTGCATGTCGAACATCAGATTATATGCCGCGATAACCGGAATATACGCATGTTTGCCACCATATTCTATAAGGTCATCGATGTACGCAAGCGCCTCGCCGGTGTGGCGATAGAAGCGCACATCATCCGTACCCGGATCGTACGTTTCAATCGGCGTATCGCGGAGATCGTTGAAAATGTACAGTATCGGATATGCCCGCGTTTCCGCGCCCTCGCCGATATTGGTCGTTTCGGTATCGAATATCGCGGCTACCCTAAATTCCTTGCGCTCTTTCATCGGATCACGTCGGGAGACACCGCCACAAGCCACACCGGGCTACCGCCGTCAACATCCGTATAATCCTCCAATTCACCGGTATGCGCCTTCATACGTTCCGCGTATCGCAACGCTTGTTCGTTCCTTTGCATAATGGTGTCGAAAAGCTCACTAAGCGAGTTCGCGCCGTAAGCCTCCATAACGGCCTCCAAACGTTTATCTGCCGGTATGCCCGGTTTCTGCCACACGTTCTGCGTATACCGCCAAAAAATCTTTACTTTTTCCCGCCCCATTTCGCCCAACGCGGACGGCATACCCTTGGATGCCATACGCATTTCCTGCTTGAAAATGTTGAACGCACGCCGCCGTTCTCCGCGTTTGCCGCCCCCACCCCTTACGGCCGCGACCTGCCGTGTGAGCGTGTCGGCGATCTCATTGGCGCGCGCATACGCCTCGGTACGTAGCGCGGCGTTTCGGATACGCCCGACATAGGTCTGTTTCAATTGATTTTCGAGACGTTGCACGTAATCCGTACGCACACGCCGTTCACTTTCCGGCATACCCGGCGTGATGCTCTTACGGATCGAGTTTATCGCGCGTTGCACGCGCTTGCGTTTCGCAGTCAAGGCGTCCGCCGCCTTACGCGCTCTGGGCATGATATGCAACCTCCCCCGCTATGATGAACGCCCCGCACATGATGTGCGGGGCGCGTCCATGTTACATCAAGCGCCGATCACTGGATCTCAAGCGACTTGATGGTCTTACCGCCATCCAGCTTGGTAGACTTGACTACCACCGGGATACCGCCATTATCCGCGTTGAAATCGGGGAACATGTCCGCGATGTCCAGCACGCTACGGTTGATACCCTCGGACTGGGTGAAGTACGTGGTTCCGTCCGCCGCGAACAGATACACGTTCGTGCAAGGGGTGCCCGACTGGGTGCGGATGCCCGGCGCGGTGTACGCGCCCACGATGTTGAACGGTTTGCCGATGCCGAAGCTGTTCAGGCTCACGGCGCTGTTGCGTGCGTTCACAAGCGTCTTCTTACCGGCGAACGTGGTGTCGTCCACGGTGCAGATGAAACGGCGGGTGTCCATCGTCTCGTTCTCGGTGTATTCAGTCATTGTAATCTCCTTCTATATCACTCGTTGTCGTTGTCGTCGGTTTCGGTTTCGTTATCGTCGGTGGATACCGGTTCCGCAAGCTCGAAAAAGCGTTCGGCGTCCATCGCGTAGGTCTGCCGTTCGACCTTGATGTCGTCAACAAGCACGTTGTATATATCGTGCTTCATCAGCACTTTCACGGCCTGTTCGACGGTTCGGACATTGCCCGGCGTCGTAAGGGTCTGCAATACGCCATCTCGATCATAATAGCTGATTGCGCTTTTGGCAAGGGTCTTTCTGATTTTCCTCATATTCTTGGTTCCTTGTTTTTGTGTTGTTATTTTTGTCAACGTTTTTTTTTGTTGACGTAATATTTTATAACATGAAAAAACGGCGTGCGCAAATTGCGACACGCCGTATATATTGATGATTCTCAGTAGCGGAGAACCTGCCCCGGATAAATCAGGCTCGGGTTAGCAAGCCCATTCAACACGGCAACACGGTTCCAATCGGCACCGAAAATCGACCACAACGACTCACCCGACACAACCGTATGAGTACGCGCCGACGACTCGGACGCGGACACCGAGCCACCATAACACACGGTTTCACCCGGATAGATCAACTCCGGATCACCCGACACATATCCAGTCCACGCCGCCCACGGTTGCAACCCGGTACGCGCGGCGATACCGCTCAAGGTATCACCGGACGCCACCACGACACACTGCCGCACGGACGTGCCGCCCACCGGGCGGCCGGCAACCGTTTCGCTACCCCCCGGTCGGTCGATACCACCGTCGCGTTCACCCGTCGCATAGGCATCCCACTGCCATTCCTCGCCACGGAAATAGTTCAAATCAAGCCGCCCGGCATACCCGGGAATATACCCATTGGATGTATATTGCCGCATGGCCTCGCCATACACGCCGTAATTCCACGGACGCGACTGCCATCCCGTCGCCGCGTTAGAGGCGTACTGGGCAACCCAGATACCGCAATGTTCACGCACATACGAGCTGAGCTGACCCAACGCGGACGCCTGAACATAGACCACCGGCCACACGCGGGTACGCCCATACACGCGCCGTACCCACACGTCGATCCACGCGCCGTTACCGAACTGCGAATTATCCGCGCTCTCCCAGTCCAACGCAAGCACCGCACGCCCGATGTACCCCGCAACGTTGTCCACGAAAAAATCGGCTTCCGCCGTCGCGCTGTTTCCCATCGCGTAATGGTACACGCCGATGCTCTTACCGCTAGCCGACGCGCGCCCAAGCTGATAATTCGCGGCCTGATTCACACCGTTCACAAGACACGAGTTACTGAACCCGCCTACGCCCCATGTGGCACCCGCCACGACGAAATCGGCATCCAACACACCCGTATCGATATCGCACTGCCAATTGCTCACATCCACGCCACGCATATCCGCATTGGCGGTCGGCACAAGCACCAACAGCAACACGCACACGCACGCGAACACGCTACGCAACGTTCGTTTCATCATTGGCACCACCGTCCTTAAGCAACGCTATAAGTTCCTCGGTAAGGATATTGTTCTTGGTCATAAGATCGTTGAAATCACTGAAAGTCGTGGCGATGAACCACGCCATAGCGCAACAAGCCACAATCGGAAAACCGACACTGCCGATCACCGACACGATCGAACCGACATCCATGCGTCTACCTCCAATACGCAAAATGGTCACGACACGCCATATCGACGCGCCGTGACCATGTTAACAGACTATCAAGAACGATTATCAACTATAGAACAATATCGGCGTTTCATCACGCCCACCACCAACATTAGAATCTTTCAAACAAAAATCAAGCTTCCTAAGCTTACTCTCCAATTCCAAAAACTCAGCAAACAACCGCTTAAACGAATCATCAGGCATACCATAGCCTCCTTTTCCGTGGCCTATCCGAGAATCGAACCCGGCACGCACACTTTATAAGAGTGCCGCTCTAACCACTGAGCTAATAGGCCAATTATGGTGCCGCGTCACCGACCAACAACCCGACGCGACACCACAACCACAATATATCACAAACACCACATGTTCCAAAATGAACCTAGTACAATACCACCGATAATCAACAACCACAATAAAATCACCTTAACCCACTCACAAACATAGCATAATTTATCACGTAATTTATCAACTAACTTCTTCATCATTCCTCCATTCATTGCGCCGCATACGCTCAATATCATCCGCATAATGAGCCATACAGAAATCATAACAATCACTACTACGATCAAGCCGACCATGATAACCACCTTGCTTACCACGTCGCACACCCTTGCACAACGTAGCACTAATATAATAACTAAAATTACGCTTAGCCCTCATAAATCTAACACCCTAACATTAGCCATAAAACCACTACTAATATCCCGAGAATCAACATCAAACCGATTACGCATAAACTTACGAGTATAACCCAACATAATACAATCACACATAAGCATATACGCGGTCAAACCAACATTATCCGCCTCACACCTAACAATACAACCGTTGTCTTTATCATAGAAATACACATAATAATCAGATAAAAACATCCTATCATGCACAAGTTGGTACCTAACAGCCTTAAAATTCATAAAACTAAAACCAAACATATCAAGTGCCGACTCGACTGTAGTAACAGCATCATCAATAAGACCGTTATCGGTAACAGTACCCGTGTACACATTTTCGATACACACCTTGTAGCAATTATCCGTTTCAAGTTCGATAACATACGAGTTAAAATTGTTCATTTTGTTTTCCTCGCTTTCAGTGTCGTTTTTTCTAACATCTCCAATATATACCACACATCATTCCGCGACACGCCAATGCGTTCGGTTCTCGCTACCACACGACACGCGCCATGTCAAACTTGCACGGCGTGTCGTGTGAAGAAAATGTGTAAATGGGAACGGTTCTCAATATGGTGTGTCTATC